TGCTTACTGGTATGAGTACTAAGGATGTAATGAAAAATGTCGAAGACGTTGAACTCAAAGTACGTATGGCAAGTAAAAAAGCAGGCGTGCTGCAAATTATTCAAATGAAAAACGGTAGCACAGTAAACGACATCAAAGCATACGTCAAAGAATATCAGATTCAAAAAGGTATCAAAGTAGATGCACTATTTGTGGATTACCTGGACTTGATGATGCCGGTTACTGTTAAAGTAAATCCAAGTGACCAGTTTATTAAAGATAAGTTTGTTTCAGAAGAACTGCGCAATTTAGCAACAGAATTGCACATACTATTTGTTACAGCATCGCAGCTTAACCGTACTGCAGTAGACGAAGTCGAATTCGATCACAGCCATATTGCAGGCGGTATTAGTAAAATCAACACAGCAGATAACTTGATTGGCATTTTTAGTAGTAGAGCAATGCGTGAACGTGGGCGTGTGCAAATTCAGTTTATGAAAACACGCAGTAGTAGTGGTGTTGGCACTAAGCTAGATTTAGGATACAACATGGAAACACTGCGCATTACAGACTTGGACGAAGACGAACAAGACGAAAAAAGCCAAGTAACTAGCATTTACCAAAGTTTAAAAGCAAACACAAAAACTAGTGTAAGTCCAGCTGGTGAACAAGTTACTCAATCAACAACTGTTGCAGTTAATAATGCAGACAGATTAAACAATTTACTTAAAAGAAGGGAATAAGTTGCTGAAGCATTGATGCCGTTGACCTTACCTAGTCTATATATGATATAAAACAACGAGCCTAGCCTTAAGGAGTCAATAAGTTTGAGCCTATATGTGCCAAAAAGTAAGCCTAAAATGTTGCCCGTTACCATTGGATGTTATAGTTCTTATATGCAATGGATCCTATGTTTGTAATCAGGAAGTGCAAAAGTGCCATAAGTGCTATCCATCAATGCTCCAGCATCAATATTTATAAATAGTAGTGTTATGAAAAGAAAAACGAGATCTATTTTAGAAGAAATTAATTCAATGTCTCCACGCCGAGACAAAAAGCAAATTGTGGAATCGAATGCTGAACAAGTAATAGTAACTGCAATTAATTTAATTGATTTAATTAATGAAACTTTTGATGTTGAAACAGCGGCAGATTTAAATAAGCGCCTTATCAACAGCATTAGAACAAAAGATCCACGTAAGTTCAAAAGAGGGATTACTAGAGTTGAAGATCAGGGACATAATAGGTGGGACGCATAAAAGGCGTCTAATCCGTGGATCAAGAATTAAACGAGTAAAACAAAAGAGTCTGTTCAGCGAAGATGACGGAAAAAATACTCATCTTGATCATGCGGAAGAAATAGTCTTTCTTCGTGGTGCGACCGGTGTTCAACAGTTGGTTACCAATTTTAGTAATTTGTTAACTATGCTAACTGGCAACGGCGGTGATAGCAGTGTCACTACTAAATGGGATGGTAGTCCAGCAATTTTTTGTGGCATTGATCCAAGTGATGGACAATTTTTTGTGGGCACCAAAGGTGTTTTTGCTAAAAACGCAAAACTAAACAAAAGCATGGATGACATTGAAACAAACCATGGTGATGTTACCAAAAATGGAGAAAACGTTAGCAAAGAAGGATTGCGTGAAAAACTACGCTATGCATTACAATACTTACCGGAACTAGGCATTACTGGTGTACTACAGGGTGACATGTTATACACACGCCCTGATCTTAGAATGGTCCAAATTGATGGCCAACAGGCTGTTGCATTTAAGCCCAACACAATTACATACACAATGCCAGCGTCAAGTGATGTTGGTAGACAAATATTAAGTTCACAAATGGGCATTGTGTTTCACACAGAATATACTGGAGACAGTGTTGCAACAATGAGTGCTAATTTTGGATTTACTGCAGACAAATTAAAGCCAAGTAGAAATGTTTGGTTTACTGATGCCACAATTAAAAATGTTAGTAAACAAGTTTCATTCTCAGAAGACGAAGTTGCGCAAATTAGTCAGGAAATTAAAAATTTATCAAACCTAGGCAATAACGTTAAACAATTTGAAGTATTAAACAAACAACTTCCGATAGACCTTATAACAGAATTAAAAGCACACGCCAATACTCCGATCAGAAGTGGTCAACCACTTGAACAAAATCCTATGAAATTCGCAAAAGAATTTATAATCAGAGTTGAACAAAAGTTTGCAAAAGCAATCGAGGGATTAAAGTCCGACAAAGGTCGTGAAAATAAACAAGCGCAACTGCAACAAGTAATGGAAGTGTTGGATGCCAATGTACAAAATATTGCTGGTATTTACAAAGCATACTTGTTAGCTGATCATATTAAGATGATGTTCCAACGCAAGATGCGTCAAATAAGAGCAATTGATAGCTTTATTGAACAACCAGACGGATCATTCAAAGTAACAGACCCAGAAGGATTTGTTGTTGTGGGCAGTGACGGCGGAGCAATGAAGATTGTAGACCGTTTAGAATTTAGTGCAGCAAACTTTGCATAAGGTAAATAACAATATGGAACAAAAGTACACAGCAAAACAATGGGCAGCAATTGAAGGAGGTCATAGCATTGACGCATCTCCAAAATTTAGCTTTGTGGGCGACTTGACTGAAAGTCGAATGTATCGTACTCGTAAACAACTTGAAGCAAGTGATTTGGGTGATGTAGCAGACTTTGCATTTTTAAATCTTTTATCTATGCATATCTTAAACAATGATGAAGAAACAAAATCGCTAGCACAGGCTTATGCTAAACGTACTATTGAAAACAATCAATTTAAAAATTATAAACAAAGCGGAACAGATTTATATCAGGCATTGCACAAATTGTCAAACGACAATCAAGTAAAACTTCCAGAAGAAGAACTTAAAGCATACTTGCGTCAAGTAGCAAAAGGAAACCCAACTCCTCAGGCACGTGGACTGTTTATGAAATTAGAGCGTGCTCTTAAAATTCAAGAAACAAATTATAAAAGTTTGCGTAGATTGGGAGTTGATTGGTCAAAGTTGAGCCACAGTCAACGTAGACTAGTAAACACTCGTTTACTACAATATTACAGAACAAATGCTATTAGAAGTGAGTTATATCCTCCGCTACTAAGTTACTCAAAAGCAAACAATTATATCTTAATTGGTGCAGACAATGCAGAAAAGGCAACAGTTGCTAAAAAAATAGCAGCAAGAGCTGCAATGGCAGCAGCTGGTGGCGCTGCGGGATTTGCAATGGGCAGAGAATTTGGTAGAAGCTTGGTCCGTGGAAAACCTATTGAAAGGTGACGTTTGACTGAAAAATACATTGCTTATACTTTAGTAGATATCACAAACAGTAAAAACACTAATTCAAGATCCACTAATACACAAGAGTATAACCAACAACAAAATTTAAATACATTTATACAATTGATTGGTTTACGCAGTCAACCCCTAGAATACTCTGTAAAAAAGTTAGAAGCACAAGATCTTGTTGAATACCACTTTGGAAATCAGTTTAAGGGACTACATACAGTATGGAAATTTTATTTTGAAGTAGAGCATAGTAAAATATATGAACAAGACAATGATCCAGTACATTTTTTAAAATCAGATTTTGAAGGTGTAGCATTTACTCCATATTTAAACGAAACTGTTAATTTTTTAACTTCAACCTTTGAAACAAAAAACGTAGAACTGGTAAACGTATATTTTAATAAAATTGAATCTTAGATAAATAGTTATGTAACAGAGAAAATATTTTATATAACGTCTGTTTCCTGGCACACATTTAAGGCAAACATACCAAGGCTCCTACCAACACGATGCTAGTAAGCATTTAAGCCGTAGACGAGTGAATCTATGTCCGTAACTACTATTGCAACTACGCAGATTGAGCGTACAAATTTGGAAGCACACGTTGACCTGTGTGCCGAAAGGTATCGTGTATTGGAAGCAAAGGTAAACAACATAGAAACTAGACTAGATAGCATTGAAAAATCGGTTGTCCAAATGAGAGAAGACAACATAAGAGAATTTGGGCGTTTACGAGAAGATATGATAAAAGCCCAAAATACCACAAATAAAATTATGATGGGCACAGGTGGTACCATCATCGCCGGTGTATTAACAGTTATTGTTACGCTGTTAATGACATAAAACTTTTCCGATAAATAACTTTATGAACTTGAATGAATTTACATCAGAAAAGCCTGTTGTGGAAGCACAACTTGTATGGGCTCGTAAAGGAAATAAAATTTCTCGCAAATTTCGTTGTTCTGTTGGACAACGAGCTGGTAGAGTCGTGAGCAACCCTAGTCAATGTAGCAAGCCAATTGATATTAAAAAGCGCATGACACTTAAAAAAACAAAAGCACGTATAGGCGGACGTATGCAAAAAAGAGCACAGCGTACTAAAAAGTTTAATCCAGCAAGTAAAGCAGTGCAGCGTTTAAACAAGGTAATGTGATATGAAAGTAAATGATATTATTGAAGCTGGATATGGGTTGACACGTGGTACAGCGATGGCAAGGTCAGCTATGGCTACTCAAACCAACCAAAATATTCGTGCCAATTCTCGAGCAGAAGACTCTAATAGAGAGGCAAATATCGCACAACAGCATTCATATAGAAGTCAGAAGCGCAAGCGAGTAGCGCCAACAGGCATTCCGGCAAGACTATTGCAACCACAGGCTCCAAGTAGTCCAGCGCAAGGAGAACAACAATGAGAGCATTGATAACCAAAGGCGGTTTTCCTACATGGATTAATATAAGAGAAAGTGAATTTTTGGACCAGTATTTTACTGAAGATATTATTTTAGAGAAAAAAGATTTAAATGAAAGAGAATCGTATATTGCACAAAACTTGGTATCACGTGGGGTGTTAGACAAGGTTGTAAACGGCGGCGGCGCAGGCTATAAACTTAACATTAACAAATATGGAAAAGTATAATGAACACTGAGAAAAATTCAATGTATGACATCTTACACAGGCTGCAACAAGTTAGTCCTACATCACTTAGTAAAAAAGTAGAAGTTGCTCAAACTGATTTATTAGAAGCTGCTGAACATGATGTTGATTTACAAGTAGCAATGACAAGTAAAATTGACGAAAAAAGTGTCACAGTACAAAATTATCGTATTGACATTATTTTGAATGAGTTTGCTGGCAGAGAAAAACGTTTTTATAATATTGTAGAAAACAGCACAAACAAAATTATACATCGAGAACTAGCGTTATTTGAAACTGCAATGGGAATTGTTAAAAAATATATGACTGGTAAAAATGGTATAGAAGATTTAGAAAAATACGACATTGATTACTCAAATGCATTATACGAAGTATGGACTCATCAAACTAGAGCACGCCGTGGCATCAATGAAGATATTTCTATTGCCAAAGCTGATGCTGCAAAAGTTAGAATCGCAGAAGCCAAGCGTAAAATAATGAAAAGACTATAAATATAATATATAACGGGGAATAAAAAAATGTATTTAAACGATTTAAACTCAGCAGCTCATAGCGTAGACAAGATCAATCGTGTACTAGCAAACACGTTTGGTCATAATATCAATGTCAGCGAAATGAGCACCAATGCATTAGAACGTATGCTAAGTGCAACTAATGCAAAAATAACACAAATTAAAGAAAGTGATTTAGTGTATTGGGAAAACCCACAGTACAATAAACTAAACTTAATTTCACATTCACTAAGAACATATATTAAAGAAGTTGCACCAAACCGCACAGATGGAAAACCTATGAAAAAACAAATTAAAGAAGCAACAGACCTAGAACAGGCTGAAGTTATGTTAGCAGCACAAGAGTTAGTTGATGAACTACAAAAAATGGTTGAAAACCTAGCAGAAATGCAAGTGCAGAAACTAATGCCAATTGTTGATGCAATGAAAGAGCAAGTTGGGTTTGAGCAGGCAGAAGCATACAACAGTGCAGCAGATGCAGCATTGGCAGGGTTGTTAGACCAAGCAAAGATGGCAAAAGAATCATTAGAAAATGCAACACTAGCAGCACGTGGTGAAGCACCTGCCGCACCTGCACCAACGCCAATGGGTATGGACATGAGCGCAGAGCCAGAGATGGGTGATGACTTTGAAGGTGATTCAGCAGCGGCAGGAGAGCCCAACACAACAGGCCGTGAATTAAAAGCAGAAAGCCTTGATGCTATGGAAAGAATTGCTGTTAAAGAGCAGCGTATCTTGGCAGCTAAAAAGAAAGTTCTAGAGATGGTAAAAGAGCAAAAGCTTTCAAAAGAACAATATAAAAAATTAATGGCTGAGTTCAGATAATGAGAGCAGCCGAACTACTACATGAAGGCCAAAGTTATGTTCTTAACGGTATCGAAGAACTTGTTGTTAGAGCTAAAGCACGTGGCATCACTAAATTAAACACTAGTGCACTTCTAGCTAAACTAGAAGCAGGTGGATATTTTATTGACATGAGTAGTTTGATTGAGTTGTTAAACACTATTGATGCTGTTGGCTCTGCTAATGAAAAAGAAATTATACTTACTAATGCCTTGCCCCCGGATGCAGATGAAGAGAATGACGACACTGTTAGCAAAATGGCATCAAAACAACTTACCAAAAAGGATAGGAAACTATGAGTTTCGGTATTAATGCACAACAGGCTAATCAGAACAGGCGCAATGATCTTGTGATATTTGAAGAACAGTATGCAATTATGAAACAAATCATAACGGCATCTGCCAATAGCGAATGTTCGGTTACAATTACTGGAACTACAATGACACAAAGTACTGCAACTATAACTATTACTGGTACTATACAAAATCCCACAGTTAGTGTTGGTCAAACAGTTATCATTGCTGGATCAACAATAACATTGGGCACAACTGGGACTAACTTGAACAGCATTATTGCAGACATTAATGATGCTGGCGTTAGTGGAGTTGTGGCAAGTAAAAATGCAACAAATTATCTTGTAATAACATACACTGCACCAGCAGCATCAAGTTGGAGTGTAACAATTGGTGCAGGAACCGCAAATGCTGCACTGGGTATCACTGCTGAAACAAAAACAGCAACAAATCCTGCTAGTGTAAATTATTTTAACGTCTGGCAAGGATCTGTGACCGATCCGTGCATCACAGATGAGATGAATGAAATAGTTAGTTACTTTACTAATCTTGGATATGATATTCAACGTCAAACAAATAGTTTAACAAATAAAACGTTCAAATGGGTAGTCAACTATTGACATATATGTAATATTGTGTTATATTATATAGATGCTAACTATAAACCCTCCTTATCCCTATCAAGAATTTAAAAGAAAAAGTGTAAACGGCAAAAGGCTGTACGAAAATCCGTATGGCGAACCTGTGCCCAGTGTTACTACTATTCTTGATAAAACGAAACCAAAAGAAAAACGTGAAGCACTCGACAATTGGCGAAAGCGTGTTGGAGAAGCTGAAGCTCAAATTATCACTTCTGAAGCAGCAAACGTTGGCACACAGATGCACAACATGTTAGAAGCGTGGGTCAAAAACGAAGAGTATATTGGTGAAAGTACAATACAAAGCCGCATGATGGCTGATACTGTAAAACAAAACGTAGAACCATACTTGGATGAAGTATGGGGTAGCGAAGTAAACTTATGCTATCCGGGCTTGTATGCAGGCACGACTGACTTGGTTGGTGTGTACAAAGGCAAGCCAACAATTATGGATTTTAAGCAAACGAACAAGCCTAAAAAGCGTGAATGGATTGAAGATTATTTTATGCAAGGTGCAGCATACGGTATGGCACATAACGAACTGTACGGCACTACAATCGAAAACATTGCCATTTTTATGTGTAGTCGAGATTGCGAGTGGCAACTGTTTGAAGTAGAAGCAAAAGAGTTTAAAGAATGGGAAGAAAAATGGGCGCTGAGGGTTGCAGAGTACTATGATTTAACATAAATATGTTATAGAGGAAATTATAATGGCAGATACACGTATAAGTAAAATTAAAGTTAGACAAGGTAATTTTTCAGACCTTCCATTACTAGATGCAGGAGAATTTGGCTACGCTTTGGACAATCAAAGATTGTTTATTGGTAACAGCCAAATCAATGTAGGTACTGGTAATGGTGTAAAACTCTCATATGTTGTTCCTACAACATTAGTTTCAAATAATGTCAAGGGAATATTTTTAGATGGTACACAAGTTAACACTAGTGATTATAGCATTGTAGGCACTACACTTACTTTTGCCACTCCTCCAGGTTCTGGTGTTGTTATTACTGCATTGTTTAACAGTGAAGTTGATTTAGTTCGTTATGCAACAGTACCAAATAGTATTTCTTTAGCAGCAAACGGCAACTTAGCTGACACTGGATTTTCGGTTGACACATCAGTCTATAATGTAGTAATTATGGATTATACATTGGAATCAACAAATGGTGTTCGTGCTGGCCAGCTGCGGTTTGGGGTTGACACCAGCGCAAGTACTACTATGTTTGATGACAATTACACCCAAACTTCTGTTGTTGACATTGTGTTTAACGTAGACATTAGTGTTGCAAATACTATGAAATTACAATACACTGACAATGACAACGCAATCGCAACATTTAAATATACGTATCAACTTTGGAACAGCAATTAAATCACAGGGCGTGGTATGAATCGCCCAGTAAACGTTTATCTATGTGGCGAGAATTTCGTGAAAGTCTTGACACAAATAATATTATAGAAGTATGTAATGTTGTTATAAATTGGTGGCAAAGTGCCCCTCTTGTTAATATGGCTATTGACCCAGTTGACAGCAGCCAGTGGCCAACACCATGGGAAATGTTACATCAAGGAGATTTTTGTGAAAACAGTCTGGCATTGGGCATGAGTTATACTATCTATTATGCAAATACAAAAATACCCAATGAACTACTTTATGTAACATGCCTTGGTGAAAGTTTTCAAAGATTATGTGTACTGATCAACAATAAACACTTGCTTAACTTTGAACGTGGTATTATAAGTACATTACCAGCAAAAGACTGTAGCATCAGTTACCGTCAAGAAATTAAAAACATTATAAAATAAAAAATCCGTAGCAACTATGTTAACGGCTAGTATATATATTATTTTAAGGAAACATAAATGAGTAACATTCAGGTAATTAAAAGGAATGGCAATAAAGAAGCAATTAATTTAGACAAGTTGCATAGAGTAGTTTTTTATGCATGTGATGGAATTAATGGAGTAAGTCCTAGTCAAGTTGAAATTAAAAGTCATTTACACTTCTACAATGGTATTACCAGTAATGATATTCAAGAAACCTTAATCAAAAGTGCTAGTGAGTTAATCAGTGAAGATTCGCCAAACTATCAATGGGTAGCTGGTAGACTTATTGTTTACCATCTACGTAAACAAGTGTACAATAGTTTTGAACCATGGCCGCTAATTGATATTATTAAACGTAATGTTGAAGACGGTTGGTATGACCCTGAATTATTAAAAATTTACAGTGAAGACGACTGGGCAGAACTGAACGATTATATCAAGCACGAACGTGATGAAAGCTTTACCTATGCTGCAATGGAGCAATGGCGTGGTAAGTATCTTGTACAAAATCGGGTTACAAATGAAATCAAAGAAACACCACAAGTTGCATATATGTTGATTGCTGCAACATTGTTTGGTAGTTATCCAAAAGAAACACGACTACGTTGGGTGAAGGAATACTATGATGCTGTTAGCAATTTTGACATTAGTCTTCCTACTCCTGTTATGGCCGGGGTTCGTACTCCTCAGCGTCAGTTTAGCAGTTGCGTTCTTATTGAAACTGGCGATAGTCTTGATAGTATTAACGCTACTACTAGCAGCATTGTAAAGTATGTAAGTCAAAAAGCAGGTATTGGAATTGGCGCTGGTAGTATTCGTGCACTTGGCTCTCCAATCCGTAAAGGTGATGCGTATCACACAGGCGTTGTTCCTTTTTATAAAATGTTCCAAGCAGCAACACGTAGTTGTAGTCAAGGCGGTGTCCGTAATGGTGCCGCAACACTTTACTATCCAATTTGGCATTTAGAAGTTGAAGACCTTCTTGTACTGAAAAACAACAAAGGTGTCGAAGATAATCGTGTTCGTCACATGGACTATGGTGTGCAGTTTAACAAGTTAATGTATGAACGTCTTATTCAAGGTGGCGATATTACACTGTTCTCACCGAGCGATGTTCCAGGTCTATATGAA